AACAGGCAATCCAGGCAACGTAGGATCAACATGGGTAAAAGAAATGTTTGTAGACCCAGCAGTTCCTAATACAAGATTTGATATTGAAATACAAACACCAGTTGGTAATAAAAAAATAACAAGAAGATTTATACCAGCTAAGTTACAAGATAATCCATATCTGATGCAAACAGAGGATTATTATGTTATGCTAGCCTCTTTGCCTGAAGTGCAAAGAAAACAATTTCTAGATGGAGATTGGGGTGCTTATGAAGATGCAGCCTTTCCTGAATTTAGTATGGATGCTCATGTTGTAGAACCTTTTGATATTCCTAGAAACTGGCATAAGTTTAGAGCATGTGACTGGGGATATTCTTCACCTGCTTGTGTACTTTGGTTTGCTATAGACTTTGATAATAATTTATGGGTTTATAGAGAACTATATACAAAAAAAGTTACAGCAGATATATTTGCACAACAAGTTTTAAATTTAGAACACAAAGAGTATATAAGATACGGAGTTTTAGATTCAAGTACCTGGGCACGAAGAGGTGATGTTGGCCCAAGTATTGCAGAGACAATGATCACTGCAGGATGTAGATGGAGACCATCTGATAGATCACCAAGAAGTCGTATCAACGGTAAACTGGAAATACATAAACGACTATCATTAAGAGAAACAAATGATGGAGAAAAACCTTCTTTATATGTTTTTAATAATTGTATTAACTTAATAAGAACACTACCTCTTTTACCATGTGATAAAAATAATCCAGAAGATGTTGATACACACACAGAAGATCATGCATACGATGCATTACGTTACGGATGTATGTCTCGCCCCATCAATCCTCAAGGTTCTGGTTTTTCAGACTTTGGACAGAATAAACAATATACACCAGCAGATAGGATGTTTGGATATTAATGGATATAGATGGAAAAAAATTAAGAGTTGGATTTCAGGATCTAATTATTGAATTAAAAGACGCAGATTTTAGAACAGATAATCTTACAGATTGCTATGGTCACTATTTGCAAAGAGAAAATAAAATACAAATCAATACAAATTTAGAACAGCACGATTTATTAAATACAGTAATTCATGAAGTTTTACATGCGTGTTGTTATGTTGGTGGGCTTACAACTAAATCTAATCCATTATCTGATGAAGATAAAGAAGAAGTTGTTACAAATACATTAGCTAACCAAATACATATTGTCTTACGAGATAATCCATGGCTCTTAAAATTTATACAAGAGTCATTATCAAAAACTAAACATAAGGAGAAATAACATGGACATCATGAAAAAATATAAGCAAGGTGATTTAGACGAAGTTCCTAGTGCAAAAACTGGTAACGAACCTATGAACCTGCCTGCTGATGAAAAAGGCGGAGAAAATGTTGCTGCACCAAAAGTTAAAACTAACATGGTAGATGGCAAAATTTTTTCAATGGCTGATGAAAGAGATTACTAAAGGTAATTAAATGGCTAAGATAGATCTATCAGGCGATGAAATCATATCCGTAGATGATCCAGCTAATTCAGAAGATAACAAACCTATTGATGACTTTTCTAGTTTACAAGGCGTAATTAAATCACGCTTTATTAAAGCAGAAGATTCTAGGTTATTTGATGAGAATAGATGGCTAAGAGCATATCGTAATTATAGAGGAATCTATGGTTCTGATATGTCATTTACTGAGAAAGAAAAATCAAGAGTCTTTGTAAAAATTACAAAGACAAAAGTCTTAGCTGCTTTTGGGCAACTAATAGAGGTTTTATTTTCAAGTGGAAAGTTTCCTATTGGTGTAGAACCAACTCCTATTCCAGATGGCATAGCAGAATATGCTAGAGTAAAAGGAGATGATGAACAAGAGCAAGAAGAAACTGAAGAGACTGAAGCAGGAAATATAGTAGACCTTTATGGTTTTCCAGGAGATGGAAAAGAAATGGCCCCTGGAACTACTACTTCTGATTTACTTCGTGGTTTAGAAGATAAATATGAAAATGTTGATTTAGCAAAAGGTCCATCAGCTCAATCTCCTAAAAATCCTCAAATTGAACCAGCAAGAGAAGCTGCGGCTAATTTAGAAAAATTAATAACTGATCAACTAGAAGAAACTGCAGCAATAACTGTATTAAGGCATGTTCTTTTTGAAATGGTTTTATTAGGAACTGGTGTTTTAAAAGGGCCATTTACTGATGAAAAATTATTACATAGTTGGGATAAAGATGTAGAAACAGGAGAGTCTAGCTATAATCCAAAGATTAAAACTGTTCCAAAACTAGAGGCAGTTAGTGTATGGGATTTTTATCCAGATCCAGATGCGACAACAATAGAAGATTCTGATTACGTTATTCAAAGGCACTCTTTAAATAGAGCACAATTAAGACAACTAGCTGGTAGACCTTTTTTTAGAAAAGATGCAATTGCAGAATGTTTAAAAATGGGATCTAACTATGAAGTTAGAGGATTTGAAACTTCTTTATTAGATAGAGAAAATGTTGACAGTTTACAAAAAAATAGATATGAAATCTATGAGTATTGGGGAACTATGGATAGATATTTAGCTGAAGAAGCAGGATTAGAATTTGATGATGATTTAGAAGAATTAGATGAAGTTCAAATAAATGCATGGGTATGTAATGGAAAAATTTTAAGATTAGTATTTAATCCATTTACTCCTGATAGAATACCTTATAGTATTTGTCCTTATGAAATAAATCCATATCAATTTTTTGGTGTAGGTATACCAGAAAATATGGAAGATGCACAAATGGTAATGAATGGTCATGCAAGAATGGCTATTGATAACTTAGCTTTAGCTGGTAATTTAGTATTTGATATTGATGAAACACAATTAGTGCCAGGACAAGATATGAGTATATATCCTGGTAAGATATTTAGAAGACAATCTGGTGTAACAGGAACTGCAATTAATGGTTTAAAGTTTCCTAATACTGCTACAGAAAATTTACAAATGTTTGATAAATTTAGACAGTTAGCAGATGAGTCAACAGGTATACCATCTTATTCACATGGTGCAACTGGAGTACAATCTACTACAAGAACAGCAGCAGGTATGTCTATGCTTATGGGTGCAGCTGCATTAAGTATTAAAACAGTTGTAAAAAATGTAGATGATTACTTATTAAAGCCATTAGGAGATTCTTTATTTGCATGGAATATGCAATTTAATAGTAATGTTGAAAATATAAAAGGTGATTTAGAAATAAAAGCTAGAGGAACTTCTTCTCTAATGCAGAAAGAAGTTAGATCACAAAGATTAATGACGTTTATGCAAACAGCTAACAATCCAAATATAGCCCCATTTGTTAGATGGCATGCAATACTAAGAGAAATAGCAAAATCATTAGATATTGATCCTGATCAGTTAATTAACGATCCAGAAAACGCAGAACTTTTTGCTAAGATAATGGGGATGACAAATGGAAATCAACAAACTACAAGCCCTGACCAGCAACAAGCTGGTATGGGACCTGCTCAAGGAGTACCTCCAGGAGCAAATCCAGCAGACGCAACGGGAGCTGGAGGTGGCAACATCGGAACAGGAAATGTTCCGCAACCAGGGGAAACTGATTTCACTCAGGCGGCTACTATGCCTAGAGGACCAATTCAAAACCAACAAGGATAATAAAACTAGAGGATATTTTAATTTTAAATCATGACAGTTCAAGCTACACCACCTTTACCAGATCCAGTTACAGGAAGAATACCGCCATATACACAAGTATTAGAATATGATGATACCACAAGTCAATGGGTTATAAAGTATGATGTAGTAAGTGTACCATCACAAAGTACGACTGGGCAATTAACATCTGTGCAACAATCTACAGCACAGCAGACTACTTCAGTAACAAATCCTGGACTTATAACTCCTATTACAGAGTTTCCAGATCCTGTTGATGATGGAGGTACAACAGATCCCGTAGATCCCGCTCCAGAAGATCCTCTTCCATTTATACCAATAGAACAAAGAGGTGGTGAAGGTGGTAATAGAAATGAGAATACTTCTACAGGACCAGGTATAACTAGAAGTCCTTTTAGTGGTACTTTTTATGATGGAGCAACAGGAGAAGTATTATCAGATTTTGCACAAAAGGCATTATCTTTTGCATTTGACAGTGGTATATCACCAGTAGGTGCACTTGCAAATTTAAATACTGCTAATCATTTCGCAACTGGGTTATCTTTTGATGTTCAAAAATCTATAATGGATAGAGAAAAAGATGACATAATGGATATGGATATAAAAGATAGAGCTAATGTATATGGTAAATTAAATAGAGCTGCACAAAGAGCAGGAGTATCCACACCTGCTGCAATGGGTAGCCATTCAGGTGTAGGTCTTGCAGGATTTGGAAATATAAATCGTGGTATGCCTGATAATATTGGAACAAGTAAAGAAGAAGGAAGATCAAGTACTGGCCTTAGAGGAGGTGCAGGACCTTTTAGTGAACAGAATAAAGCCGCTAAAGCAGGAGATGCAGCTAGAGCAGCAGCCTCAGCGAAAGCTGCAGATGCTAGAGAAGCAGGTAGAAATCAAGATTCTAATTTTGGTGGATCATCAGGGCCAACAGGAACTGGCGGAGGTGCAGGACCAAGAGGAGGAACTGGTAGACCAGGAGATGGGGCTAATACAGGACGTAGCGGCCCAACAGGAACTGGCGGAGGTGCAGGACCAAGAGGAGGCACAGGAAGGCCAGGAGATGGTGGTGGTCGTGGATCAGGCGGATCTGGAGGATCGGGTGGATCTGGAGGATCTGGAGGATCAGGCGGTGACGGACCTGCAGGATGTTTTGTTGAAGGCACTCCTATTCAAATGGCTGATGGATCTACAAAAGAAATTACAAGAATTAAAGTTGGTGAAGAAACTAGAGGTGGTATTGTACAAGCTAAGATGGAATTTATGCCACAAAATATATATGACTATAAAGGTGTATT